CGGTACACCAACGAAGACTCTCGATCTTCTGATAGTAATCGTAGGTATGGATTTCCGTCTTTGCCCTCAAGAGGAACTGCGCTTTCTCAAAGGCAGGAAATTCTCTATCAAAGGTTGCCCGATCATGTTGGGCCAACTCATGGACGGCCTCGGCGAGTGTAATTGCCGTTAGCTGGTGCACGTCAGTTGTGCCATGCACCCACATTGCCATTTCACGAATTGTCACAAGGGACAGGGGAGCTCTAAATCTCACCTGTTGTTCGTCCCATCTGAAACCTCGTTTCAAGAAGGCCACTTCGTGGAGACGCCGCCAGGGCTGCATCTCACCAGTTTTGCCCTCATCTGTATAAGTCATGCCGATGTCAGCAAACGCCTCTTTCATGGTCAGTTGGTTAAACCACTCAATTATGGCATCTGCAATACAAAGCAGACTATCATCGCCATAGAACGCGGCTCTCACGAACTTAGAAAAGTAAGAGAGATCCGCATACTTCTGGCAATATTTCAACGCGCACAACAGAAATGCAATTCTGAAGGCGATCATCTGAAATAGGCAATTGAGAATCGTGGTAATGGGGCACCCAGATGGTTGTGAGTGCGTCCAGCCCAGGATCTCATCTCCATGGACATGGACCGAATAAACGATCTCGGACCACAGAGAAATCATGAGTTTGTAGGCCTCCTCTCCAATCTTCTCACGACCACCATAGAATGGAATGATGATCATGTGGAAAATCGCCCACAGAATCTGCCCAAGAAGGGTCTGATCAAAGTTCTGGAAATCTCCAGCGGCGAACTTATTGCCAACTTCGAATAACTTAGTGATCATCTCAGTCCACTCAAAAGAATAGACGTTAATTCCCACTGTAGCTTCAAACTCAATTCGATTACGCATCATGTGCGCAATGAAGGGCAGGAACATCTGACGGAAGACGACTGTATAAGCCATCTCCCCAGCTGAGAACAGGCGGGTCTTGCCAGCCTCCACTTTTCTATCGGTCTACGCTCATCTTTGAGCGTGTCAGTCCAGAACGTGCAAGGCCGCTCACCGCGGTATCCAGCTTCTCTGATGTTATCACACGCTGCTTTAAGCTCTGGGTCATCTAGTTTCCAGTCTCCAGCAGCATCGGCCATCCAAGGGAATTTTCCTTTCCCTTTCTTTGGCCATCCGAACCCAGGTGATGTGTTGCGATTCACTCCTTGAAGGAATTCGTCACCTTCCACACCCTTGATAGCCTCCTCATGTGTGAGGAACTTGTCATCTCCTGGGCGCCTGTTCATCAGAACAAGGTTTCGAACGTGAGTGGCACACTCCGCAATCAGGTCATCGTCAATTTGTAGCGACGGTGCTGAAGCCTTTTTAAGAGCGAGCTCCATTGGTTTCACCAATTCGTCACCTCGCCTGAACGGTTTCAGGTGGGCCGGTTTTGTCGTCGGTTCGGCGATCACTCCATAAAGGGGTGATTTCCGAATGTTCGACTGGTCATTTTGGTATACTGGCTTCTCCAGCCTACCAAGGTGCATAAAAGCTCCCTGTGAGTTGGTCTGAACGGTCACGATTGAAGCTGCCTCTGAGACAGCAACGTTGCAAACTTTCAGGTCGGAGAGCCCCTTGGGGTCACACGAAATGAATGACTCCAAGGTCACGTGCGGCTCCATGCGTTCTTCCATATTGGCAATTACGCCTTGATGTATCGCTTGCGCGACACCTTGGAACTGCACATTGTGCATGCCAGCCATATGGATGCC